GCGCTTAATAAGTATCTGGCTCAAGTCGGAGCAACACCGATGTCGAGAATCAACAAAGGCTTAAAGAGCTACAACGCCGTTCCGCATGGCAATACTAAGAGCTCTAGCATATTGGACATTATTAATGAGTAAGACCTATGATTATGGCTATGATTTCGACTTTTCGCGTGGCTATGATCCGGGCAATGCTTCAGACGCTCAGGACTATTATTTTGATGAGAAGATCTATAATAACTATGTCCAGATAATACAGACTTGCGTATTTCATGTTAAGGGAGATTTGACCGGACAGCCGTTAATACTTGAGAAATGGCAGAGAGATATTGTTGCGGCATTGTTTGGCCTAATCCATAAAGAAACGGGCAGGAGGCGCTATTCTGAGGGATTGCTATACGTTCCTCGTAAGAATGGCAAATCAATGTTATGCAGCGCTTTGGTGATCGCCAACTTAATACTAGATAAAGAAAAGGGTAAGCAGATTGTAAGCGTTGCCGGTTCAAGCGATCAAGCCAGTTTGATATATAAACCAATCCGCATTTCTTTGATGAACGAGAAAAGCCCTATTAACGACCCAGATAATAAAAACCCTAATTGCCGCTTTAAAGTTCTGGCCAATCCTAAAAAGATCATATCATCCAACGAATTAAACGAATATATCCCATTAACGGCAGATGGTGACAGAAACCACGGCCTTAACGTAAGTTTGTCTATAATGGATGAAATACACTCTTGGAAGCAGAAGCAAGGCGCTCACCTATATGAGGCCGTTGTAACTTCTATGGGTATGAGAAAGAGCCCGCTAAATATAATTATAACCACGGCTGATTTTGCGCGAGATTCTCTATGCAATAACAAATTTCAACATGCTAAGAATGTATGTAGTGGCCGGACAGATGATTCAACCTTCTTGCCGGTCCTTTATTATTTAGAAAAAGAAGAGGATTGGACAAAAGAGGAAAATTGGTTTAAATGTAATCCACAATGTGGTAAATCAATTCCTTTAGACTTTTACAAGCGAGAAGTGAAGAAAGCGCAATTAGACCCAACTTATACGAATTCATTCAAGCGGCTTTACATGAATATCCAAACGCAGTCAGAAACTAAGTTTTTAGACTTCCTAAAATGGGAAGCTTCAAAGATGCCGGAAGACATGGACTTAACCGGCTTAGACTGTTACGGCGGCTTAGACTTAGCTTACAAGTCCGATCTATGTGTATTCGTGTTAGAGTTCCCAATTGATGGAAAATACTATGTAAAGACTCTTATGTGGATTCCTGAAGAACACAAACAGATTAACTTCTATAAAAATAAAGGCTGGCTTGATAATGGCGATATTAAGACAACGCCAGGCAATGCAATTGATTTCAAGCAAGTCAGGAAAGATATAGTAGAATTCTGCGCTCCGTACAATCCTATAGAGATTGGCTATGATCCACGCTTCAGTACTGAGTTAGTCCAGGTTCTTTATAGCGAGCATGATTTGCCTATGATCGAAGTGAACCAGAGCCCGCGATTTCTATCAGAGCCATTAAAAGATATTGCCGTTTCTATTCTAGATGATAAGTTTTTACATGACGGAAACACAGCGGCAAGCTGGCAATTGGGGAACGCTTCAGCCAAAGAGATGGAAGGCGGCTTAATAAAGCTAGTTAAGCCAATGGGTAAAGATTCGACACTGGCCAAGGTCGATTTTGTAGCAAGTCTTTCAATGTCTCACTTTAGAGTACTAGCCAACGAGGAGGACATAGGCAACCTGTTGGCATCGGACGATTACTCTATTTTTTAATAAACTTTAATTCTTGCATTGAAATAACTTATAAACAAAACTATATGTATAAACATAACTTATATATATAGGGTTTCACATGAAATTACTTCCAAGCTTCTTAAAGAAGAAGTCCACAGAATTAATGACCGGAGGCAACCAAAGCCCCAATTTCTGGCCAAGCGCTAACTCCTTACAGTCTCTATATCAAAGAGTTGTGAATCCTACCAAAGCAAATATAAGCGTCACTTCAGAGAGCGCTTTTCAGCTTGCGGCCTATTGGTTGGCAGTTCGAGCCATATCAGAAGACATTGCAAAACTACCGATTAATCTATTCACAGTTGATAGCAAAGGTAAGAAAAAGCCAATTGCTAAAAGTCCATTACAGCAGATCTTGACACAAGGCTTTAATTCTGAAACGGACTCAATGACCGGACGTCAAACCATGATTCAATGGATGTTGACTTATGGCAATGCTTATGCTGAAGTATTAACGAATGACATGGGAGAAATGAGTTGGATATTAATCCATCCAGAGCGGGTAAATGTTCAGCGCAACGGTAACGGTAATTTAATTTACGTTGTTACTCAAAGCAGCGAACTGGACAACCGGCAGAGAGTCAAACAGAATACAAACACTTTACAAGCTAATCAGATGCTTCATTTGAAAGGCCCAGGTAATGGCGTTGTAGGTTATTCGATCGGACAGATAGCAGCGCAATCTTTGGGTATCTCTATCGCGGCTCAAGACTTTACCGGCGCGTTCTTTGGTAATAACTTAGCACTTGGTGCAGCTCTTGAAACTGACAAGGCTTTAAATGCCGAACAGAAGAAAGCTATTCGCGATGATTGGAAAAAGAAATTCGGTGGATCAAGCAAAGCCGGAGAAATGGCGATACTAGACCGGAGTTTTAAGTTTAGTAGAATACAGATGAACTCAACAGATGCCGAGCTTTTAAATACTCGCAAATTTCAGATTGAAGAGATCGCGCGTTGGTTCAGAATTCCACCACATAAATTAATGGATATGTCAAAGAGTACATTTAACAATGTTGAACAGCAAGATATAAATTATGCTACCGATACATTGACTCCTTGGATTAGCCGGATAGAGACACAGCTTAAGTTTAGATTTCACCGTAAAGATAATACAGTTATTGACATTGACGAGAAAGCTTTAAGCCGTGGCGATATGAAAGCGCGTTCTGGCTTTCTTAAAGAAATGTTTGCTATGGGCGCAATGTCCGGCAATCAAATAGCCTTGGCTGAAGGATTGCCAGAGTATACAGGCGGAGAGACTCGCTTTATTCCTATGAACTTAACGCCACTTGAGGAGAGTTTAAAATCTGCAAGCCTTGACAACGATGTCAAAGAAAAGTCTTTAGAGGAACCGGAACCAGTACAGGAGCCGGAACCAGTCGAGCCCGTTATAGAGCCTAAAGAAGAGGACCCAGAACCAACACCGGTTCAAGCCGTTGGAGTCTCAGAGCAGGCCGCTATTGCAGCTTACTTGCCAAGTATGGCCGATTCATTAAGTCGCCTTACGCGTAAAGAACAATTAAACCATGAATCAGCAGCGAAGAAAGAGCCGCAGCAGATGAAAGAAAGTCTTGATAAGTTTTACTGTAAGTTCGAGACAGAACTAAAAGACTGCTTACAGCTTCATGCTAACTATCTTTGTAATATCCTAGATAAAGAATTGTTTACATCAGATAAACTTATGTTTATATCTAAAGAGATTTGTCAGCTAGACAAGCAAGATAACCAAGCTGATAGAATCGTTGAAATGCTTTTAAGTGATATCGATGAAGCGCTTGAGGCTCCGAAGCTTGGGGAAATACGTCAAGACGAAGACGGGGCCGCGTACAGCTTCACTATGAATGGATGGGTAGAAGTTGATACAGTCAAAAAATAAACCGCTATCACCACAGCAATTAAAAGGAATTAAAGCACAAAAGTCTTTGATGATCGAGTCTATGCGCGGCTTAATAGGTGCCAAAGGTGAGGATGGCCTACAAGGTATCCCGGGAACTTCGGGCGATCATGGCAAGGCCGGTATTGATGGCGCTATGGGTGAGTCTGGCAGAGATGGCGCGCGCGGTCCAGCAGGACCACAAGGATTGAAAGGTGATCGCGGTGAAGCTATAAAGGGCGACACGGGCGAAGAAGGCCAAGACGGGCGGAGCATATCTAAAGTATCAATACACGGCGTAAACTTAATTATAACCTTTGACGATGGGAGCTTTGTAAATGTCGGTCGCGTTGTTGGTCTTACAGGCCCGCGCGGTGTAGCAGGTAAAACCGGCGGTGTATTTGGTGACACGACAAACAACACAACAAATATAACGGAGGAAG